CATGGATCCCATTGTTAAACGGACTCTTTATCCGAGACACTGTGATGCTAGCGCCTTACCATCTCATTCCTGAGTTGACTAAGACGGACGTTATTCGTATTGAGAACCTTAATGGCGCTCGATTCGAATTACCGTTTTCTGCGTGTTCGTATCAACAATTGACGACGAAACCGGACATGTACGGCAAGTATGCTATGAAAGATGCTTGTCTGATTAAGTTCCCACGTCATGTAGGAGCGTATTCTGACATTGTTAAGCACTTTCAACTGAACCACGACCTGAAATACACGCGAGCTGATATTAACCTCTATACGGTGAGACATGATGGTAAGCGTACCCTTGGCATGATTCTAGGTAATCGCACCGCCCACGCAATTGACACAAAGTCTTTTAACGTGGCAGGTGAGATAGTAGAGTTACGCCAGGGATACGAATATGATCTGCCCACTAATAATGGAGATTGCGGAGCTCCCCTGATTTTGCAAGAACCTACGTGTTTGCGCAAGATCGCGGGAATTCACGTCCTCGCTCTCATTGATGGGAAACGAGCTTTTGCTCAATCCGTCACACGAGGCGATTTGGAGCGTGCACTGGAAAAGTTTGGTCCTCTTATCAAGACAGATTTTGACGACATGGCAAACTTCCAGTTCACTTCCGTTGAACTACCACTGGATACAACATTTGATACCGCTGAACTTGTGAAACTACTTCACTTGCCCGCCCCCACATTCTCTTATGTTGGAGAATGCGACACCAATGTTTTTGTACCTGGAAAGACCGATATCCAACCTTCTGTGATTTATGGTCAGGTCTCTGACCCGATCACGCGACCTGCTTTATTGTGGAGTCCCACGACAAATCTTCTTCATAAGAATTTGGAGAAATGCGCCATGGAAACCCCATTTATTCCGCAGGAAGCAATCGACCGTGCCGTCGCGAGTTACAAGCCTCTGCTCTTTAGTGGAACCAAGAGCCATCTCCAAAGGATTTTAACATTCGAGGAGGCGGTGCAGGGTCTTAGTGAAGAGTCTGAATACTTGTCATCTATCAACCGTTCGTCTTCCCCTGGGTTCCCCTGGGTCCTTTATAGACCTGGAGGTTCAAAGGGTAAGACGGCATGGCTGGGAGATGGGGAGTACGTGTTTGATGACGTTGTGAAGTTTTCCGTGCAATCACGGATTGATAATGCGAGACAGGGCATTCGCACTGCTTGCATCTGGACTGACACTCTGAAGGATGAACGCCGACCTCACCAAAAAGTTATTGATGAAAAGACCCGTGTGTTTGGTAATGGACCTATGGATTATACAATTGCCTTTAGGCAGTATTTCCTTGGGTTCCTTGCCCATATCATGGAGAACAGAATCAACAATGAACAATCCCTTGGAACAAATGTGTACTCTGGAGATTGGAAAGCCACTCGTGATTACTTGCAACGTAAAGGCAAGAAAGTCATTGCTGGGGATTTTTCCACTTTCGATGGCACATTGAACTCTTGCATTATGTGGGAGTTCGTGAATGTTATCAATGATTGGTA